AAAGCAAGAGTAATACCATTTGGCTATAAAGAATCTGATGACCCAGATTATATTGAGCCAGTGCAATTAGAACTAGATGCACTAGAAGAAGCAAAAGAATATTTAAATAATTGTTCTTATCGTGAGGTTGCAAGATGGCTAACTCAAAAAACAGAAAGACCAATTACACATACAGGTTTAAGAAAAATAATTAATAACAGATGGCAGACATTGAACCACCTAAACCAAGAAAAAATCTTGGAAGAAAACGAGGAGTCCAACAAGCTCCTAGAGTTCTCAGCGTAGAAAGTAAAGCTAGGGCATCAGCTAAACGAGTTTTAAAAACTCAAGAAAAAAAAATACAAAAAGCCTCAGTAGATTTACACTATGCTAAAAAGAAAAAAGAACAGATATTAAAAACGGACAATGCATTAAAAGGAAAAGATTCTGCAGTCTTAACTAAAGATGAAGTAGAACAACTTCCGCCAAATGTACAAGAACATGTTGAAGATAATATAATCTTTCAACCAAACGAAGGGCCACAGACAGAGTTCTTAGCGGCATCAGAAAGAGAAGTTTTTTATGGTGGTGCAAGAGGTGGTGGTAAATCATACGCAATGTTGATAGACCCACTTCGTTATTGTGACAAAGGAAATCATAGAGCGTTATTAATTAGACGTTCAATGCCAGAACTTAGAGATATGATTAATCATTCTCAACGTTTATATGGTCAAGCATTTCCAGGTGCTAAATGGAGAGAGCAAGAAAAAGAATGGCGATTCCCATCTGGTGCTAGAATTGAATTTGGTTACGCAGAAAACTTAACTGATGTTCTTCGTTACCAAGGTCAATCGTATACGTGGATAGGTATTGATGAATTACCACAATATCCTACACCAGAGATATATAACTTTTTACGTTCATCTCTTCGTAGTGTAGACCCAGATATACCTGTGTTTATGAGAGCTACAGGCAATCCAGGTAACGTTGGTTCACAATGGGTTAAAGAAATGTTTGTTGACCCTGCAGAACCAAACTCAGCGTTTGATGTAAATATAAATACTATAGTAGGAAATAAATCTATAACAAGAAGATTTATACCTGCAAAACTACAAGATAATCCCTATCTAATGCAGACAGATGATTATCTTATAATGTTGTCATCGTTACCAGAAGTACAACGTAAACAATTTTTAGAAGGAGATTGGGGTGCATTTGAAAACTCGGCTTTTCCAGAATTTAGTATTCCTACTCATGTTGTGGAGCCTTTTAACATCCCCCGCAGTTGGCTCAGATTTAGAACGTGCGACTGGGGGTATTCATCTGCGGCTTGCGTTCTCTGGTTGGCAATGGACTTCGATAACAATTTCTGGGTATACAGAGAATATTACACCAAAAGAGTTACGGCAGACATTTTCGCAAAGCAAGTACTTGAACGAGAACAAGATGAATATATTAGATACGGAATCTTGGACTCTTCTACTTGGTCAAGAAGAGGGGATGCTGGCCCTAGTATTGCAGAAACAATGATTAGAGAAGGTTGTAAATGGAGACCATCAGATAGGTCGCCACGAAGTAGAGTAGCAGGTAAATTAGAATTACATAAGCTACTATCAAAAGATGAAAATACTGGACAGCCTAAATTAAAAATATTTTCTAATTGTATTAATCTAATTAGAACATTACCAATGTTACCTATAGATAGAAACAATCCAGAAGATGTTGATACACATGCAGAAGACCATGCGTATGATGCTCTTAGATATGGAGTGATGAGTAGAAGTGTTCATCCAAAAAGTTATGAAGCAAATAGATACACAGAAAAAGAAAAGTTTAAACCTTCTGATAGAGTTTTTGGATACTAATGGCTAAAGCAAAATATTGTGATTGTGTTAGTACAATACCAAATAAAATAAAAATAGGTTATAAGAATTATAAACTAGAAGAATGGAAACAAACTGTAGCTAGTGCAAATGAGGCACAAGGTCAGTTTTTTTCTAAAGAAGGTATTATAGGATATACCTCTGACGAGGAAGGAGTTTCTCATGCTAATACTATATTGCATGAAATATTACATGGTATAATATATCAATGGAATGTAGATGTAGGAGAGAAAGAAGAAGCTATAGTTAATGGTTTAACTAATGGTTTAATAACTGTTTTTGTAGATAATCCAGATTTAATGGGGTATCTTAAAAATAAAATTTTGGAGGAATAAATGCCAGAAGATGTAATGAAAAAATACAAACAAGGTGAACTTCCTGCTGATTATTCAAAAGATGCACCAGTAGGACAGAAAATTGACATGACTATTCATGCCAATGATGAAACAAGACCAAATGATTTTCCTAAACAAGGAAATAAAAATAAAGTAGACCCTGCTGTTTTTAGAATGGCAGATGAAAAAGATTACTAGGAGGAAAGATGGAAACACCAATTAAAATGAAAAAATATGTACAAGGCGAAGTTTCAGAAGTAGCTGATGGTGCACCCGCAAAAGAAAAACCAGATGCAGGAATATTAAAAATGTATTCACAAGCAGAGGTTTCTAATGTGCCAGATACACCACCTGCAAAAGAAAAACCAGATGCAGGCATGTTAAAAAGATATACTCAAGGTGAATTATCAGACGCAAAAGAAGCAAAGTAAAATATGGCAGATAAAAAGTCAGCCAATATTTTATCTTTAGCAGATACTGACGATAATAAAGAGCAAGACTACGAAGTTTCTGGTCTTGCAGGTCTTATTAAAGGTAAATTTACTGAAGCAGAAGACGCTCGTAAATTTGATGAAGAACGTTGGTTAAGAGCCTATCGTAACTATAGAGGAGTCTATGGTAACGATATGGCATTTACTGAATCTGAAAAATCAAAAGTATTTGTTAAAATAACAAAAACTAAAGTTCTTGCGGCATACGGACAATTAATAGAAGTTTTATTTTCTAGTGGCAAATTTCCAGTAGGAGTAGAGCCTACACCTATACCAGAAGGTATAGTGGAGTATGCACATGTGTCTAAATTTAAAAGACAAGAAGAACAACCTCAAAGTCCATATGGTTATCCAGGTGATGGTAATGAACTAAAACCTGGTGCAACAAGTATACTAGGCGGTTTAAAAGATAAATATAAAGGTATGGATTTTGTTGCAGGAGAAGCAAAAGATGGTAAATCAGAACCACAAATTAGCCCTGCAGAAGAAGCATCTGCTAACATGGAAAAACTTATTCATGACCAATTAGAAGAAGCAAGTGCTGTAAATGTTTTACGACATGCATTATTTGAATCCGCACTTTTAGGAACAGGAGTTATTAAAGGGCCGTTTACTTATGAACAAACAAGTCATAACTGGGAAAAAGACCCTGTAACAGGAGAAAATACATATTCTCCTAAAACAAAATTAGTTCCAAGAATTGAATCTGTATCTTGTTGGGATTTTTATCCAGACCCAGATGCAGTAACTATTGATGATGCCGAGTATGTAATACAACGACATGTATATACTCGTTCACAAGTTCGTGATTTAATGAATAGGCCATACTTTAGAAAAGAAGCTATTCGTAATGCTTTAAATATGGGGCCTAATTATGAAGCTCGTGGCTATGAATCATCATTAAAAGATAGAGAAAGCACTAGTGAATACGATAAAAACAGATACGAAATATTAGAGTTTTGGGGAACACTAGACACTGACCTTGCAATGGAAGCAGGTTTAGAGCTAGACGATAATGACATGGACGATATGGATGAAGTTCAAGTTAATTGTTGGGTATGTAATGGTGAAGTAATTAGATTAGTGTTAAATCCATTTACACCAACAAGATTACCATATTTAATTTGCCCATACGAGATAAACCCATATCAATTTTTTGGTATTGGTATACCAGAAAACATGGATGATGCACAAACAATTATGAATGGTCATGCAAGAATGGCTATTGATAATTTAGCACTTGCAGGCAATTTAGTATTTGATGTAGATGAAACTATGTTAGTGCCAGGACAAGATATGAAAGTATTTCCTGGTAAAATATTTAGAAGACAAAGTGGTATGCCAGGTCAAGCTATACATGGAGTTAAGTTTCCTAATACAGCAAATGAAAACTTAATGATGTTTGATAGATTTAGACAACTAGCAGATGAATCTACAGGCATTCCATCTTATTCGCATGGAACAACAGGTGTACAATCTACAACTAGAACAGCGGCAGGTATGTCAATGTTAATGGGAGCGGCGGCTCTTAGTATAAAAACAGTTATTAAAAATATTGATGATATGTTACTACGACCTTTAGGTGAAACATTATTTGCATGGAACATGCAGTTTAATGAAGACACTCCAGAAATAAAAGGAGACTTGCATATAAAGGCAAGAGGTACAACATCATTAATGCAAAAAGAAGTAAGGTCACAAAGATTAATGACTTTCTTACAAGTTGCATCAAATCAAAATTTGGCTCCGTTTGTTAGATGGCATTCTATATTATCTGAGATTGCAAAGTCACTTGATATAGAACCAGAAAAATTAATAAACGACCCAGAGAAAGCGGCAATCTTTGCAAAAATAATGG